TCGTCAGAGTGCTAAGAATATGCTGCAGAACGTTCAAGCCCATATGGAGCTTGTAGACCCAGAGACTAGGGAAAAGCTTGAGAAGATAGCTGGCTACCTGGAGGAGCAGTCCAATATTGAAGGAGAAATTGGACAGCAGGATAAAGACATCTTGAAGATGGCACAGCAAGCTGTAAAGCACTATAAGGTTGACAAGCCTCCTAAGCCAGAGGAGCAGGGTCCAGGCCGTAAAGCACCGCCCAAAGTGAACTACGGAAGAGTCTTTGACCAGGCCCGAGCTGTAGGAGACCAAGTAGGTGGAGCTGCCGCTACCCTAGAAGGCGCTGGCGAACTTGCCTCAAGTGCGATAAACTATACTAGTAGTGGTGCGGTTAGGGGTGGCCATCACTTGCTGGGAAGCAAGGGCGAGAAGGAAGCCACTGAATCCGCCACTAAGCAGGCTCCAAAAAAGGGAGCAGAAGTAGAGCAATCGTCTATGAAGACTGAAAAATCTTTAGGTATCTACCTGGACTTGCACAAGGCAGTGCAGTCTCCCAACATTGGACATACAACTCCATCGGATGAGAGAGCCCGCTTAAAGCATGAGGCTTCTTATGCCAAGCGCCCTGTAGGTGTAGCCAACGAGGGTATTGTCACTGAGGATGACGAGGATAAGGGAAAGGACTGGAAACATGCTGATGAGGATTCTGTCCAGACTTCTGTTGATCAGAAGCTTGAGGCGAAAGAGAAGGATGGAGAGAAGGAAGAAGAGAAGGAAGAAGTAACCAAGTCTCTCGGCCCTGATCCTCTTGCCATGCTGAAGTCTTTGAACTCCGAAGTTCGTGAAGAGCTTCGTCGAGTTCTACCAACTGATATCGAGTCCACTTTTATGATTGAGGTGCTGGAGTACGACCCAATTGTGGTGTCTAAGGGCCAAGCCTCTATCAGGGGCAAAGACCGTCACCGTTTCAATGAGTGGGCTCATGCGCGTTTGTCTAAATCTATTTCTAGCCTACACGAGAGGGTCGGATTAAATGAGTAACGATTGGACCGATACAGTCTCTGCGTGGCAGGACCAGACTAAAGTCCTACCTGTCCTAGCTAGAGAGCACATCCAGAAGGCTCGCATGAAGCCCGAGGAGGCAGCTCGTGGTCTGCGCACGCAGATGTTCGACCCTCTTGCGGTGCAGTACGCTATGGGATTTAAGGACCGTAAGTACTCGCTTACTTATGATGTTCTAAAGCGCATTCCACACCAGGTGTCAGTTATCTCTGCCATTCTGCAGACTCGCTGTAACCAGGTAGCCACATTCAGCGTACCTTACCGTGCGTCTAAGAGTGTTGGCTTCGTGATTAAGCACAAGGACCCAAGCCACCTTACAACCAAGTCTGAGCAGGAGTTCATTAAAGACTTGGAGATGTTTATCTACAACTGTGGCTATGCGGCTCCTAACCCACACAACACCACTAAGCGTGATGATTTTGAGACTTTCTTGAAGAAGATTGTTCGTGACAGTCTCCAGTACGACCAGGCATGTGTCGAGGTTGTTCCAGACCGTAGAGGCCAGCCTTACGAGTTCATGGCAGTCGATGCAGCTACTATTCGCATTGCGGCTAACGACTCTGTGTATGGCCCTAACGAGACATGGCACGGACGCTCTCAGGCGTACAGTGGCCGTCTTCTCGCAGAGATGGACCAGGCACCTAACCGCCATCCATACCGCGCTCTTAAGCTTTACGAGGGCACCCGCTACGATAAGCGTGCTGACTTCGTTCAGGTTATCAACGGTCAGATCGAGAATGTTTACACTCGTGATGAGCTAGTTTTTGGTGTTCGTAACCCACGAACCGATATCTATATTCAGGGCTACGGCTACGGCGAGCTTGAGCAGTTGGTTACAACTGTTACCGCACAGCTGTATGCTGAGGAATACAACCGCCGCTTCTTCAGTCAGGGTTCTGCACCTAAGGGTATCCTGAACTTCAAGGGGGACACAATGACCCCAGACCAGCTTGAGGGTTTCCGCCGTCAGTGGCGTGCTAACCTTGAGGGTGTGGACAACTCTTGGAGAACTCCTATTCTCCAGTCTGAGCAGGGTGTTGATTGGATCGACCTCAACCCAACTAATAAGGACATGGAATATGGGTCTTGGCTGGAATACCTTATTAAGATTACTTGTGGTGTCTTTCTTATTGACCCGGCAGAGATCAACTTCGATCTCAAGGGTGGACAGTCGCAGACGCCACTCTTCGAGTCCTCCCAGGAATGGAAGCTGAAGGCATCCCGTGACCGTGGTCTCAAGCCACTACTTCGTTTCATCGCTAAGCAGATCAACGAGCACATCATCAGCCAGATTGATGACCACTTTGTCTTTGACTTCGCTGGTCTTGAAGAGCTTACCGAACAAGAGAAGCACACCCTCCGCACGGAGCAGGTCGCTTCCTACCTCACCCTAAACGAGGTACGCCGCTCTGATGACCTGCCAGACCTTGAGTATGGCGACATCCCAATGAACCCAGCTTACCTCCAGGCTATGCAGATTAAGGCGCAGCAGGAGCAGCAGGACCAGCAGATGGAGATGCAGCAGGCTCAGATGGAGGCTCAGGAGGCAGCTAACGCGCAGGCTATGGGTGCAGAAGGAGGAGCTGAAGAGGGTGGTGAGCAAGAGGATACAGTAGCTGCCCCTCAGTATAGCGACTCATTCGGCAAGTCCCTGGTTCTGCCCCAGGCAGATGGGAAGTTCCTTGAGATTGACCTTTCCGAGCTTGACGATTGGAAGGAAACTTTGTAATGAAGCATACGTTGGACTATAGTACGACCTTCCAGGGCATGAAGATCGCCATTGAGAATAAGGCTGGGTCCATCCGTAAGTGGCATGATCCTCGAAAGCCTGAGGATGGAGAGACCAAGATGCTCTACCCATACGGGTATGTGAAGGGCACTCTGGGTCTGGACGGAGACGAAGTAGACGTATTTCTGGGGCCAGATAAGGACTCAGATAAGGTGTTCGTAATCACCCAGCTTCAGCGTTTTGAGTTTGAAGAGGTGGATGAACAGAAAGTTATGCTCGGTTTCAAAGATGCTGATAGAGCTAAAACTGCATATTTGCAGCATTTTGATAATGCTAGGTTCTTCGGGGATATGCAGGAGATGACTGTGGACGAATTCAAGACCAAAGTAAAAGAGCGAAAGGGCAAGCTCATCAAAGCCCTGTACCTGAAGAAGTCCGTTGCAGATAGTAATATTTTCAAGGGACCCAATCTATACCTGGAAACCAACGCAGATAAGTGATATACTATTACCGGGATCTATTCTATGCCTGCATATAAAGAACAGCAGCCCAAGCCTCTTGGAGAGGTAGGTAGCAAGACTACCTACACTATCAAGAGCGACAATAAAGAGCAGATGTTTGGCGGAAAAGGAGATTTCCGACCAGATACTGATTTTGATGCTGAGCAGCTTAGGGCGGGTATCAAGGTCGAGATGGAGCACACCAAAGACCGAGATAAGGCCAAAGAGATTGCCAAGGACCATCTTAGTGAGTCTAAGGATTACTACAGGAAACTTAAGACTATGGAAGACAAACTAGAAGATACAAATAAAAGCCTTCAAAGAGCTAACTCTCTTGTCAAAGCTCTGAAGACGGATTGTGAAGACAAGAAGCCCTCCCTCTCAGAGGAAGAGATGGACTTGGAGAAGGATGAGGATAAGCCAGCTAAGAAACTAGGCAAGGTTGCTAAGGCTCTCAAGGCCGCTGCCATTCTGGGCCTTACCCGCCGACAGAGGCTGGATACCGCATACCGTCTTGGTCTAGCTCAGGGTGTCAAGGCCCCTAACACTCCTTTCGCTACTGAAGACCTTTCTCAGACTCCAGTCAAGATTGGAATCACTGAAGAGCAGACACGCCCAAGCTACGAGCCCCCAGTGGTTCCTGTCAGGCGAGTGGACAACAACCCAGGCTACATCGCTCCTAAGCCCTGCGGTGACCACGAGTACAAGACCACAACTACAGGCCCATCAGAGGCCAAGCCAATTAAGGATCGATAATGGAAAAACGACTTTATCTATCTGGAGATTCAATCTTCAAAAGCAAAGAGCAAACCGGAGAGCACGCAGGAGGCACTTATGTCGCTCGTGTTCAGACCGGCGTCGAGAAGGATGGCTCTCCACAGTACCGCTACTTCCGCTCCCAGGCAGACTATAATAAGTATCTAGCCAAGAAGAGAGACGCGAAGAAAGACGGAAAGGACATGGGTCAGGGTAAGAAGACCAAGACCGGTTCCAAGTCTAAGGGCGGTAAAGTCCTTGATATGAAAGAACGCCTTCAGGCTAAA